CTCGACTTCCTGTCCCTCGTCTACTGAGCCGCTTTCCATGTCCTTGGCCTCCAGACCAATTTGTGCTGATCGGGCCTTAGAACGGCTTCTAGCGGCCTCTCAGGGGCTTCCAGAGGCTCTCTCCCGGCCTCTGTCGGGGTGCTACTGGTCTCGGTCGAGATGCCAGGAGAGGTGATCTGTGAGGTGATCCCCGATCTCCGTCACCCGGCCTTGCACGTCGTCGAGCTTGTTCTCCACGCGCTGCATGGCCTTGAGGTTCTCCCCGTGCTGATCGGTGTTGCGTCGGTCAAGACGGCGCAGGAGGACCACCACCGGTCCGGTCAAGAATGCGACCACAATGGGCACTAGCCAGTCACTCACGCCAAAGCCCTTTCTGCTGATTCTCGACCTCTTGCATGTAGTCGAGGTACAGCGCCCAACACCAAGCGCAGAAGAGGGCCAATGTGGTGATCACTCCCCCGGCCAATGCCAGGCCACGCAACCACCACCGGCCCATCTGCTGATCAGTCGACGACGAAGCTCGCGGAGCGGGTCGACGTACGGCGGGCAGCCAATGCCTTGAGCACCGAGAGGACACCCGCCACCGCGGCCACCTTGAGAGCAGTGGTGAAGCTGACTCTGGTCAGCCCCGCCACGTCGGTGCCGAGGGCGGCGAGGAGTGCCTGGGCGAATGTGCTGATCGCCCGTTCCATTGTGTCGTGAGCAAACCGTGTCGAGAACATGCCGCCATCCTATGCCCCCGCCCCCGTGGAGCGCTAGGGGCGGCGGCGACTGCGTCGAATCCTTCGTCGACCTCGTGCTGATTCTCCGCCCCAGATGCCCTCTCGCTCGGAGTTTGTGAGCGCCATCTCCAGGCACTCCTGCTGAACTGGGCATGTCTTGCACACCAGCACGGCGCTCTCGATCCTTTCTCCCCGCTCAGGGAAGAAGATTTGGACATCAAGCCCGCGACAGGCGGCGTGCTGCATCCACTCGGGGCGTGAGAAGACCAGTCTGCTGATCAGGTTGTAGGGATCAGACATCGACTACCTCCCCCGCCACCCGGATCTGCACCGATTCGTACTGCATCGACCACAAGGTGGCCTGCTCACGGGCCTTGGCCAGGCTAGAGAAGAACCCCCACGATCGAGGGTCTATGTGGATCGACTTGGGCAGGTGTGCCAAGACGATGTACATCGGTCCTTTGGGTCGCCCCATTGCTGCTGCTCCTTGTGGTGGTGATCAGATGACGGTGGTGCCGTCTGCGGTCTTCATGTGGATGGTGTCGCCCTCGACCCAGGCCCACACGTTGTAGCGGACTCCCACCGCCGATGCGATGGCGGCGAGTGCCTTGTAGTCATTCCGGCCGTAATGGGCGACCCACTTCTCGGCGTAGCTGATCGCCTTGCCGAGGTTGTGGACCTCCTTGCCGGAGGTCTTGGTGCCCGTCGAGGTGATCAGGCGGGCAGCGCAGTCGACACCGTAGTGCGCCACCGTGCCCTCGTTACCGTCGGCGTCGAGTGCTGCAAGCCAGACGACCCGCTTGAGGTTGGTGCGGCCGCAGTGTGAGCAAGTCTCCTCGTCGTTGTTGACGCCCTTGACGGTGTACTTGCTGATCTTCTCCATGTCCCTCCTCGAAGCGGAGGTCATTGTATCGGCTCATCTGCTGATTGCAACATCAATGCCGAGGTTTGCTGAACCACCACGAGGCAACGATCGAGGCGAGGCCGAAGAACATGACGAGCGCTGCTGCTGTCACAACGGCTTCTCGGTGATCATGACGTGGGTTGTTCGCAGTAGTAGTCGCCGTAGTTCCACGGTCCACGCCCACACACTGACCACAAGTGCGCGCAAGCATCTGCGTTGTACCCGAAGTCGACAGCGAAGCGGAACCTGTCGTACCAAGCGACGATGCCGTTACTGCTGAAATGGCCAGCGAGCGCATTGATCTGGCACAAGCCCCATGAGTCGTCGCCGGTGCGGCGGTTGCCATTGTGCGCTGCACTGTCGCATGTGCTCTCTCTGCTGATCATGCCGAGCGCCCACATGACCGTGTCGTCCGATGCACCTCGGCTCCAGAACGCTCGGGCGATGATGTCGGCCTCGTCCTGGGAGCACCCGCTCCCCGGGCCGTAGTACTCGGGGATGCTGCTGATCCACCGCGGCAACGTGGTCGTGGTCGTGGCGATCGTCGTCTCGACCTGCACCGCCGTCCCTCTTGTTGCAGTTGCAACCACCGCCGCCGAAGAGGTGATCCGTTCATAATCGGCGCGTGCTTGCTGGTTGTCTTCGACTGCCTCGATCGAGGTCGCAATGGCGGCATCGAGTTCGAGGCGCCCGGTGCCGTCATCAGGTGATGGCCCGATGTAGGCGAGCATACCGATGCTCGCGATGAGCAGGATTGAGCGTGTAATCATGGTGTCCCTCCTTGTGAGCGGGCACTCTAGCACCAATCAGGCGGGTTGATACCAGTGCGAGATCAGGAGGCGGTCACCGCTCACCCAGGTGAACGGGATCGAGTTGGTGATACTCACCCCGCGCAGGTACGTCCCGGTGGTGTCCCACGCTAGGACTTGCAGGCTTCTGCCGCTGACGCGCCGTGTCACACCGTGGTAGTCGCTGCCGTCGGCGTCCTCGAAGAAGATTTGGCCGTTGCTCCCATCCGGCCGGAATCGAGCGCACGGGAGTGGGAAGGAGACCCACACGTTGTCGGTGATGTCGGTCGTCGACCCCCACAGCAACTCGACTTGCATGAAGACGAGGTCATTCAAGCGGCAGTAGCGCCCGGCGCTGCTCCCATTGCCGACGTTTAGGTTCGTCCATTCCGGGGTGTACGAGGTCCATGTGCCGATCGCATTGAGTTCTGCTGCGGTGACCGCTTGGTCGCGTACGAAGGTTCCGAGGGTGCCCATTGTGCTGATCCTTACGCATACATCGAGTTGTAGAGGGCGGTGATGTCAGTGGTATCGAGATACACGCCCTGCCAGTATTGCACCTTGGCGATACCAGTGCCCGCTGGCGCTGACCATTGAGTCAGCGAAGTGCCTGGGCATCCAATGGCAAAGTTCATGACCGATGGGTCGATTGTAACTTCACGTGATGTGGAGGCATTGCCAACATCGTTGACGATTGTGCCTGATAGGACTCCATCGACATACATGCCGATGCTGTTCATGTTGACTCTCACGGTAATCATGTGCCAGTCCGTATCGAGAAGATCAACGTATGCTGATCGCAGCTTGTCGTCTCCCCATTCGGGCTGGGTGTACGACAGGCGGCTTCCATCAACCGAGAAAGCCCACATCGCATTTCGTGGCTGGACAGCACCCGCCAACGATGATGAGGCGAAAGCAAGCGTGACGGGGCTTGACACTTTGAAGGTGAAAGTTCTGGATGCTAGGGCCAAGACGAGGCTCTTGTCGTTGCACCACCGCCAGGCTCCCTGATCGCTTGTTGACGCCTTGAACCAGAAGTTGATGGTCCACAGGAAGGTGTTTTCGGATTGGAGAAGCCTCCCTGCGTAACCGTGGATGTTGGCCACCGCTTGCTGCTTGATGCTGACTCGCTTGTTGGTGAAAATGAGTGCCCCGTCGCCATTGGGCAACGAGCTTGGCACCCACTGAGCGCCATTCTCGCTCTTTGAGGCTGTGAGCGGTACTTCTTGAATCAGTTCGGGGACCGAAACCCCTGACGACGACATCTCATGTACCCCACTTCGTTGCCAGGTAGCTCTCGATTGCGGACAGTTCGTTCGCCTGTAGCTCTCGGTCGTAGACGACTACTTCGCCGAGCACCATGTCAGAACAGTAATTGGGGTCGAGGTTGTATCTGGTGCCCACGATGATTCCTACCATGCCATCTGGACCTGCATTGCCAGATGCGATTTCGGTGCCGTTGAGTCGGAGGTATGAATTGCTCCCGCTGAAAAAAGCCACGACGGCGTGGGTGTCTCCAGTAGTAATCGTCGTAGACGACGACAATACTGTGCCACCACTCATCATCCAGTTCGTGGTGTTGAACGCCCCCACGACTGACCGGTCGTTGCCAGTGGAGAGGAAGCCATCTGTGATGTGCGAGGATGTGTCAATCGTGTCGAAATTGGCGGCAATGACGATGGTGCGAGGCTGGTCAATGGTGGCGAAAGCGGTCCGCATGTAATCGTTAGTGCCATCGAAGTCGAGGGCGTTCAGGCCGTTCAATGTCCTCGTGCCGGTTGTGGGCTGATTCGTCGCGGTTGCTTGTGCCAGGTGATACCCGTTTCCGCTCAGGTCGTTCCACTGGCTGACACTTCCGCTCGATTCGGTGATCGAGCCAGTGTCGGAGGCGTCGTACCAGACTGCTGGCAACAAGAACGAGGCGTCGAATGCGATGGCTGCGTTAGGAGTGGCAGTCTCGATGTCAGACATAGTGCCTTGCCCCACCTGATTGCTAGCCACAACTCGGAAGCTGTACTCGGTCCCGTTTGTGAGTCCGTCGGTGAAGACGAAAGTCCCTGTTGTTGTGGTGCTCGACCATGTGGTCCCATCTGCTGAATACTGAAGCTCGTACGAGGTGATGGTCGAACCCTTGTCGTCAGGAGCAGTCCACGTTGCCGTGACTATCGTGTCGGCAACGTCCAAAGTGAGGTCGGTGATCTGGGCCGGTGTGTTGCTGATCCCCCACTTGTTGTACAAGTAGTCCTTGATGGCATAGTGCTCGTCTTCCGTGACTTCGCGGTCGTAGCAAACGATCTCGCAGATGACGCCATTGAAATAGGAGGTGGCTGTTCCTTCCAAGAGCCGACCGACCGTCATGGCGCTCCACGAACCGGCCGGTGATGCAAGCGCGAGGAAGTACTCGTCGACATAGGCGATGTTGCCGTAATGCACGGCTGGGTCGATTGGTGAATAGCCGAAGTAGTCGACCTTGATGAGTACCGGTCGCGTGGTGACTTGGCTCCCGACAATCGTGCCGCTGAAGTTGTACCCGCTAGCGCGGAGCGCGATGTAGTGGCGGGTGTCTGTGCTGATCGCATCCAGAATTGCGTCGGAGCTAGTGCTCGTGTTGATGGTGTCCTGCTGCATTACGAGGTAGACGGCGAACGGCTGGCTGAATGTCACTGGCGTGCTGATCGCCATGAAGCTGGTCGAGCCGTCGAAGTCGACCACGTTCAAGCCGTTGACGGTGCGAGTGCCGGACTGCGGGCGGTTGGCCGCTGTTGCTTGCACGAGGTCGGTATCCCCCGATCCGGCCTCGTCGGTCTTCGACCGCCACGCCGTGACGTTGTTGCTGCCATCAGTGGTGATCGTGGAGGTGTCCGCCGCATCGAACCACAGGTCGGGCGTTGGCATGATCTCGGTGTCGACGAGCACGGTGGTGTGCGATGCCGGTGCGAAGACCTCGGAGTCGAGCGTCAGTGCTGTTCCGTCGTACGCTGTCGCTCCCCCGACAATGGCCGGTGTGCCGTACCACAGCGACACCACCATGAAGTCTCCGGCCGCCCATGTGAACGGGACAGTGGCAGACAGGTCAGACGCTGAAGCGTACGACCCCGAGGCACTGACGACCTTCAAGTCGTAGACCGTTGTCGAGTTCGCTTCAGTGACGCCGTAGTAGTCGTCGCCGTCCACGTCCTCGAAGAAGATTTGCCCGTTGGCACCTCCGCGGTTAGCGGTGTCAGCCAGGATCGTCGCCGGGAACTCGACTGACACTGCCCCGGTGATACTGGTCGTGGAGCCAAACTGAAGCTGAATGACGATGAACGCAAGGTCTTGGACCTGCCAAAAGTAGCCGTCCGCCACTCCGTTGCCGACGGTGAGGTTCGTCCAAATGGGGTCAAATGCCTGCACCTTGGCTAGGTCATTCAAGTCGTCTGCGGTGATTACGTCGAGGTCGGTCAATCCACCGATGGCGGTCATGTCTGCTCCCTGGTCAGCCCAACACGTTAGTGCTGCCAATTTGGCCGTAGGTCGGGTGGTTGAGGATGAGTAGCGGGCCGTTCACGTTGGTGATCGACGACGTGACGAGCCTGAGCTTGCAAGTGCTCGGGGTGATGTTCCAGTTGATGCCCTCGACTCTCAAGGCACGCCACAGGTTTTCGTTGGAGCGCACCGGGTCGTAGACCACGACGGCACCTTGGCCGAGGTCGATCTCTGCCATCTTCTTGATGGCATCTGCGTCCATGCTCCTATCCCCCAAGACGATCTCAAGCTGAGTGACTCGATCTTGCGGCTCGGCGTAACGGGCGACGTGCCGCTCGGCTGCTGATTGAGCCACGCCTTCATACGCCGCGTAAGGCAGAGCAAGATTGGCGGAGTAGGTGCCGTACTTTTCGATGCTGTCGTTGTCCTGTGCCTCGACTGATCCGCCAAGCCACGACCCGGTGACCTCATTCCGCAGCACTACCGGATCGCTGAACATTGCCGAGACAGCGTGGATCGAGGTGACATCCAAGCCGTCGCCGACGTACAGCTTGATGCCAGGCGACACGACAGTGTCTCGGTTCAAGAAGGTGATCTTGCCGATCCGGTTGCAGAAGACTGATCCCTGCTCGCTGCTCGCTACATCTGCCAGGTAGTTCGCCAAGAACGCACCCTCGGGATTGAGTCCACGCAGCACCTCCTGGCCATCTTCTGCGACGAGCCAGGTTGTCGGGTCGACTCCCCCGTACAGCATTACCTCCTCGATCATCGACTTGGCGTCGGTAAGCTCTTCGCCGTTGCCAATGGTGGCCATCAAAGCGGGATCGTCTCCGCCGATGGAGAAGTGAGACACGAACGCATTGAGGCCGACGTAGCAGTTCGTCAAGAGCACGGCGACATTGCCAGTGTGAACGGTGCTGTAGGCGACAGTGTTTCTGAGTATGCCATTGACGTAGACGCTCAGGTTGGGAGTTGCTGATCGCCGGAAGTAGACATGCTTGCCCCGGCCATCGAAGAGACCGTCGACAGTTGCAAGGGTCGTCTCTTGTGTTGCCGTTGGGTAGTTGAGTGTGCTGAAACCCGTGGCGTAGTCGTACATGTGGAACTTGATGATTCCGTCGTCGTCCACACCCGACGGCGCGATGGTGATGTAGCCGTTCTCGATCGTACCGGCGACATGCACTTCGATCGCATCGGATGATGTCGTCCCCACGAACCAGAACCCAAGCTCGTGGAACGAGTACGGCCGGAAGCCATCTTGGTTGTCGTCATTGCCGAACCCGAGCAAGGTGACCGCGTCGCCCCAGTAGGTAGACGCACCTGCTGGTGCCGTTGGCTTGTTGGTCAGCGAAGCGTGAGTGTCCGAACTGAAAGGCTTGTCGTCCGCATACCAGCCTCCCGTTCGGCTCGATGGGTTAGACACCTCATGGAAGTAACCGCCCATCTCGACCTCTTGCTCTTGCATCGGGATGTACTCGGTGACTGTGTTCTCCATGTATTGCACGAATGCTGATTCTGCCGCCTTCACTCGTCCGAGCATCCCGAGCAGATCGAAGCACTGGATGGTTACGGTGCTTTGCTTGTTGGCTGCTTCATAGCTCTGTGGCCACCCGGCGACGTAGCCTCGGTAGATCACAGTCGATGTCTGGACGCCTCCCACTTCCCCGTGGACAAGCTCGATCTTGATGTGGTTGTTCAGGCCAAGTCCGGTGTTGGGGTCAGTCGAGTAGTACAGCCCTGCCTCGTACGTCGGGTCGAACCGGCGGTCGTGGTTGTTGAGTGTGATGGTCGCCGTACCCGGCCCAAACCGCGAGAACTCGCTCGACCGTCCTCTGGTGATCGACAGGTTCGTGACACGATCTTGGATCGTGTTCCACCCTGACGGCTCTACGAACGGTGACGCAAACCCGAGCCAAACTCGGATGTCGTAGATGTTCTCGCCCCACAATGTCATGTGCCCGCCACCGCAGTGCTGATCAGTGGAGCGCCACCATTGCGGAAATACTGGTTGAGGATGTCGACGATCTCGGCCCCGATCCTCTGAGTGTCCGCTCCGGTCTCCGCGGTCAAGTTGATGTTGATCGATGTCGGGTTAGCGGGGAAGGCGGGTGTCCCTGACGTGCTGAGTTTCTCGATGCCACCCTCGAACCGCGAGAGGAAGTCGCGGAACGCCCCGTTGAGGTCCGTCTGGATTGTGGTGATGAGCGAGGCAATCGTTGTGTCGAGCGTCGCAATCTCGCTTTCCAACTTGGGCACGCCGAACAAGCTCTCGACGAGACCGCCCTTGCCGCCAACATCCTTGGCGATCGACTCGATCTCGGCTTGTGCTGAAAGCAACTCTGCCTTGTCGGCCCTCGACATGCCGAGCAACTCCCGAGCCATCGCAGTGCCTCCGACCAGGCCCGCACTGAGAACCTGGGCGATGACACTAGGCGGGAACCCCTTGTCCTTGAGGGCCGTGAGGTTCTGCTTGAAGTTCCGCGCCTGGCGTAGTGCCAAGCGGGCACTGCCACGGAAGCCGCGAGACGGGTCGTAGCCGATCCCGAAAAGCGACTTGGACCACTGCGCCAACTCCTTGCCTTGGATCAACTGGCCCATCAACTTGTCGCGGTCCGTGGTGATCTCGGCCAACTCGACCATGTCAGCGGCGAACTTCTCGAACACTGGCCGGAACGGGTCAGCGAGTCCCCCGTCCAGCATCCCCAGGCTCGCTGCGTTATCCAACGTGCCTCGCAAGGCGTTGACGATGTCCTCGGATGTTCCGTAGAACAGAGCCTCTGCGAAGCCTGCGCTGTTCAGGAAGTTTGCGAACTCGGCAATGCTCGCTCGGAAGTCCTCCCAGGTGTCTCCACCACCACCGCCTCCGCCACGACCACCGACGTAGGGCTTGTGCGACTCAATGCGGGCCAGTGCCTCTTCGAGTCGTTCGAGCGCGGCTAGCTCTTCCGCCATCCCCAACATGCCAGCACCGCCGGAGAACGCTGTACCGAATGCGCCCACCAACTCCCTGATTTGAGCGCGCACCTGCTCAAGGTTCAGGCCGATGGTGACCGCAATGTGCGGCGAAAGGCTGTCCAAGATCCCAAGCTCTTCGATCAACTTCATGACTTGGTCTCGCTGGAAACCGGCTGCGTCGGCTGCCTCCAAGAACGTGTTGATCAACGCAACCTGAGCCGCTTGCGTTTCATGGATGCCGTTCCCCAAGCTCAACATCTCAAGGCCAACTCGATGGAATTCGTCGTATAGCTGATAAGCAACATCGCGCAAGTCTGTGCTTTCGCTCTCCAAATTCTCGATCGACTTCGCGAACGTCGCTGATGTCTTGTCCATATTGAACAGTGCGCGCTCGGCGCTGATCACTGCTGTTTCAAGACCATCGAAGACTTGGGCAAGCTGATAGATCGAGGCTTCAGACAAGCCGACAGCCTTGTCGAGCAACTCAATGCGATGGCGGAAATCGTCGATGCTCATGTTGGTGGTATCCATCTGGGTAGCCAGATCCCAAGCTCCCACCTGCTGTTCTTTGAGCTTGTTGTTGAGTTCTTCGATCGCCGCCGTTGAAGCCTGGAACGGAGCGGGGTCAGCGTAGTCTGACCAGCTTTCAGCCACCGCCAACGCCTCCTGCATTCTCTTGAACGCTTCTGCGGTGTCTTCAGATTGGAGTTCAATCGCTTTGAGCAGAATCGCAGCTAGCTGCTGCTCTTCATTGAGTTTGCTGAAACCCTCTTCTGCCGATACGGTAGCTTCGGCAAGCTCGAAGAATCTGTCGGCGACCAAGCCAAGGCCGACAAGCTCTGACTTCTGCTTGTTGAACTCTTCCAGCGTGAGTGCGAAGTTCTCTGTCTGATCTCGAAGTTCGGCCACTGCCCTGATTTCGTCTTCGAGCGAAAGGGCGTACGCCTTAGCTTCTTCTCGTGACATGCCTTGCGCCTTGGCGATTCTGTAAATCTCGTTCTTGGCGTGAACCGCTGCTGCGGCATTGGAGTCGTACGCCGCTACGTTGTCCAAGATTGCTTGGGTGTACTCGTCGCTGACACCTCTTGCTTCCAACATCGCCGAGACTTCCTCTTGGAAGCCTTCCGCTGATTGCATGGCCATGAACTGAGTTTCGTCGAAGCTCTTGCCAAGTGCGCCGAACGAACCTGTGAGCTTCTGGGCTACATCCTCACTCGACAGCATCGAGTCTCTTAGCAGTTGCTGTAGGTCGGCCTGACTTGCCCCGGCTTCGTTGTTCTCAAGGAGTGCCTGGGTGTTCTCGATGAGCGCTTTGGTGAACGCCTCGGTGGTTTCCTTGCGCGCCTTGGACTCTGCGGTGAACATCTCAAACGCCTTGACTGCCGCATAGATCGCCGCCGTCAAGGCAAGCAGTGGCAGAACTGAAGCGATGAATGCCTTGGCCGCTACCGCCGCGGCCTTGAACGACATGATCGCCGTCTGACCGAAAACTCGAACTGCTGATGTCGATGCGCCGAACGTGGCATTGGCCGACTGAACTGCCCCGTACATGTAACGGAAGTTCTTGACGACTCCCGCCGCCGCTACTGCGGCAGATGACCCCAAGGCAAGGTTAGCCACCTTGACTGCCGCCAAGGTGATCAAGAGTGTCTTGAGTACGGCCTCGTTCTCGGTGATGATTCGAGCGAACGTGGCGAATGAGTTGATCACGGGGATCATGATGGTCGCCAAGGACTCTGTCAAACTGATGGTCGCTTCAATGGCAGGTCTAACAGCCTCAATCAAGTTCAAGAACGCGGCGCGCGCATCTTCGTTCGAGGCAATGAACACTGCAAGCGCAGCCGGTACTGCCCCACCAATGGCACCGGCATAGTTGCCAATGATCGGCAGTGTTTTGAGCAGTTGAGTACCGGCGAAAGTGCTGATAGCAGTGGCAGCAGCCGCTACTGCCGGGAAGAACTTCTTGAACGAATCGGTCAACTCGCCGATCTCGACCTTGGTTCGATTGAACGTCTTGAGGTTGTCTTTCAACCCTTTGAGGAAGTCTGTAAGCGGCTGAAGAAAGTCCTTGAACGCCACCTGCATCTGATCAATGACCGGGCGCAATGCTCCGCCTTCTTGGAACAGTGCGGTGAATGCCTTGGTCGCGTCGTAAGCGGCTTTGATGGCCGGGCCGAACCCATTCTGGAGAATCGAGCCGAAGGCGACCTGCAACTCATTGAAGATACGGGGGAACGAGCGGAGCACCTTGCCCGCCTCCATCATGGCCGCCTCGTAAGTGCCCGCCACTTTCTCGCCCTCTTCGAGAATCATGTTCATGACGGCTTGCTGGCGCTCGCTGGCGGTGAGTCCCGCCTCGGTCTTGCCCAACTGCTTTGCGTAATCCTGATACGCCTCACCGGCGTACTTGGTGATACCCGCCGACTTGAGCAACATCGAGTTGCCGGTCTGGATCGCGTAAGCCAAGAGTCGGGCGGTAGCGGTCGAGTTGGACTGCGACAGCACGGCCAAGTCCTGAGCTACTCGGGCGACCTTGGCCGCCTTTGCTAGATCGAGGTTGCCCTGGGCGAAGATGAGCGCGATCTCCTGGGACGACTTCATCTCGATGCCCATGTCTCGCACTGCCATCGATGCGTTGCGGATCGCGTCAGGAACAAGCCCAAGAGACTTGTTGACCGCGTCCATTGCGACGTTCATTTCTGACACGTCTGCCGCTGCCATGAAACTTTGGCGGGCGTACTTGACCAGGCCGTAGCCAGCGGCGCCAACTGCGGCGCCAACTGCAAGCAAGCCCTTCTGGAATCCGCTGATCCTTCGAGCGGCCAACTCGGCCTCGCGGCCGACTCGGTCGAAGTCTTTGCTGGTGCGGTTTAGCTCGGAGCGTGCAGCGCGAGCGTCGACATTGATTCCGACCTCGACGATTCCAACTGTTGCCACGCTACTTCGCTTTCTTCATCGCTTGTTCTCGCTCCCAGGCGGTCAGCTTGTCGTGAGCCGCCCACCCAGTGAACTCGTCCGCACTCAGTGGCCGGTGGCTTGGACTGCCGAAGATCAACTCCTCGACTGTGCGCCCAAGCCGCTCGGCCAGGATGAAGTAGTAGCGGTACTCTGGGTCGGCTAGCTGCCTTTTCCCTCTTCGTCGATGGCACTTGCTGACATCCCCGACATCGACATCGCCTTCTGGGCGACGAACTCAATCGACGACGCAGACTTCTCTTTGAGGGCGGCGATGTCGATCTCGCTGAAGACCTGATCGCCCGTCTCTGGGTCAAACACGCAGGCGATGATGATCATCGGGTACAACTGGTCGAGGTCGACAGTGCCATCTCCAAGAGAGCACGTTTGGAGCATCCGGCTTCTCTTGCCCGCACTCATGGTACGGACCTCAATGGTCACGCCCCATTGTGGGACTTCGAGCAGTTCGGTGCCGATGTCATCGGCTGCAAGAATGCGGTCACGAAGGGACACGATGTACTCCTAGTTGTCGGTGTGGTGATCAGGACGTTGCTCGGGTGATAGAACCCGTGACCTGAAGCTCAATGCTAACCGACACAACGTCGCCAACCGCGGGACTCATGTCGTAGCTCGTCACAATGCACTCGCCCGAGTAAACCGGGTTCGATGCGCCAGGGGTGCTGCCGTTGGTGGCGAAGGCCCACGACAGGGTCGCCGACTGGCCGAGCACTGCCTGGATGTGAGCGTCGAGCGTCGAGTCGAACATGCCGCTCAAGCTGATCGTCGCATCGCGGAGACCCACGATGTACTCCTTGTCGTCGTCTCCGAACTTGGTCGTCTCGGCCGTCTCGATCGAGCGCGAGAGGCTCGCGTCGTTGAGGTAAGCCGAGATGTCGGTCAGAGAGCCGCCCGAGTTGTCGAGGGCGAAGTAGGTGTTCTTACCGTGTACGAATGCCATGATGACTCCTTAGCGTCGGGCAAATGAGAGGATGAAGGTGATCGAGCCGGTGGAACCGGCCAGGGTGTAGTTGGCCCGCAAGTAGCGGTTGACCGTGGTCCCAGATGCCACGACAGCGATGCCTGACCCCGTGGTGGCGGCGGTCAAGTCGGAGAAGGTTACGAGGTCGGCCCACGTCGAGTTGTCGGCTGAGTGCTGGACCTTGATGGTCGTAGCGCCATCTCGCGTGTTGGCAGTGGCGTGATACACCGCGATCCCGCCGTTGCTCGTGCTAGCGCCGTGATCCTCCGAAGCTGCTGTTCCGGTTGCCGTGACGGCTGCATGGCCGGTCAGTGCTACGCCGTTGTCGAGTCCACCGTCAGCCTGAAGCTCGGCCGATGCCGCCACCACGTCGCCGACTGGGGCGGACACGTCGTAGCTCGTCGCCTCGACCTTGGCGATGGAGACTCGGTTGCCCTTGGTGGCTCCGCCGTAGGCCACCGTTGCAACTGCGCCATCCTCGACTCCGAGGAGACCGCTCAGTACTTCATCGATTGCATCTGCTGATCCATCGAACATCCCCGAGACCGAGACCGTGGCGTCGGACAGGCCAGGAACGTACGTCTTGTCGGAAGAGCCGAAAGCCGTGGTCTCCGCCGTCTCGACGCTCACGCTCGGGCTGGCGTCGTTGAAAAAGGCAGACAGGTCATGTGCGTTGACGAAGACCGCCGTGTTCTTGCCGTGAATGAACGCCATCAGTCGACCTCCTCATCTCCGCGCTTGGCCGTCTTCGGTGGCAGCTTCGGCTTGGCCATTTCCTCGACAATCTGCTGATCGAGGAGCCACTTGACCGAGTGCTTGGGGAGGTCATCGACAAGGTCGCCGGGTTCTGCCCGCTTGCCCTCGTAGTCGATTCCAATCAAAACCTTGTACATGCTGCTCCTTGCACGCCACTGGACCCTGCAAGGCGGGGCCACTAGGACACGGTCGTCGTACAAAGCCACTCGGGCACGGATCAATTGGCCCTGATTCTATGGCCGATGTGGTGATCAATCAAGAGTCCCGCTTGTTTCGGGCCTTGCATCTTGGGCAAATGATCGACCAGGGGCGAGTCAATAGCTCGGCAAGAAGTCGGTTGCATCGCCAGCATCTTGGGTCGGCGTCGGCCACAGCACCTCCGCCGTAAGCATCCAACTCACAACTCCTTCAACACGTTGAAGTTGCAGGAGAGGACCGAGCGCTGATTGGCGTCCCGCTCAATGATGTACGGCGATGTCACGGCTTCGATCCGGTGGTAGAGCGTGCCATTGATAGTGGCATTGGAGATCGAGGTGATCAGTTGCCACAGTGTGTCGGCCAGTGTTCTCCCCGCCGCATAGGACGTATTGCGGACAATGAACTGGAGTTCTGGGCGGTCAATGCGAGGCAGGTTTACACTGCCCATTGTGCTGATCGGCTGCACGCCCGAGTTCTCGAACAGGCCCACGACATTCCCCGGCTCGTCCGGCAACAGGGACAGGAACAGGTCGGTCCCGAGGGTGAGCGCGGTGTTCGAGGCGACGTATCCGCCGATGTCGTCGAGCATCATGGCAGTCTCCCTCGGATCGACAACTTGGCCGCGATGAACTGGCCGAGGAACTTCGGGATGTTCGGGGCAGCGGCGTAGAGCGGCTTGGTCAAGTACTTGTTCTTCCCCTGGCCAACATGCGGCGGGTACTCGTGGACCTTGAGTGCGTAGGTGACGTTCACGCCGACCGAGGTCGAGCCGCCGTACCCGAGCTTGACGACAACTCGATCGCCGACAACTTGTGCCTTCTGGACCTTGCCGGAGAGGCGCAAATAGCCATTGACGACTGGGACGTAGTTGAGCTTCGAGTCCGTCATGATCTCCTCGGCGACCATCGTGACGGCGTCGGCAGTGTCCGATAGCACCGCACCGATGAGGTTCGGGATGTCGTTCTTGATCGCGACGGTCGTGCGGTAGGTCTTCATCCGAACGTCACCACCGTGTGTTCAAGCCCCTCGACGACCGTGTGAATCTCGATGGACGTGATCGTCGGACTGCGACCGTCGGGGAAGACGATCTTGTCGTGGATGGTGATCGACGTGTCGGAGATGTAGGCCCGGGTCGGCTGGTGCGTCTCGTCGATCTGGGTCGTCCCGGTCAGAACCAAGTTCGGCTCGACGTAGGCGCGTGCTGTTCGAGCGGTGCCTAGTGCCTTGTCGCCGTAGTTGTCCGTCGCACCCGCCGGGTAGATCGTGACGACATGCGGCATGAACGAGAGGAGTTGCTGATCAATCGCCATGCCGCCACCTCTGTCAGGATGGGCGCGAAGGAATGGCGGGCCGCTTCTTGCTCGCCACCTTGCGCTCCTGTGCCTTGGTCAACTCGATGATGCGTCGTCCCTCGGCATCCTCGCCCGGCACATCGGCGCCGTGAGGAAGCGCTGAAATGTAGCGGTTGTCGACCAACGACCTGACGTGTGTCCACGTTGTCGTGTCGACGACTTCGCCACGGACGAACCGCCGGTCTCCGTCGAAAGGCCGCAAAACGACGAACCACTTCTGCGGGGGAGTTACTGCCTGGATCAATGGGTCACTCATCACGCTGAACCTATCACGCTGTTGCTTGAAGATCGACGACGAGATCGGTGGCAATGTGTGCGTAGATCGAGATGGTGCCTTGCGGACTGACCGGCACCCACGACGTATTGCAAACCACGCCGCTGTTGCCGTAGTTCAAGTTGGACACGGTCGGGCGCGACCCGCCGCCGGACCAAGCGGTCAGGTAGCCGCTCTTCGCCGGATTGATCGAGGTGATGTTGACGAACGCCGCCCGAGCACCGTTGACCCCAATTGGAACGGCGATTGTGCCGCCGTCTTTGAGTCTCTGGCTGGTTTGTCGGGTGTCGAGCAACCGGATCGGTGGGTTGACGATTTGCATCTCTAACTCCTGCTGGATCGGCCGGAAGGTGTCATTGCGGACCTGCGCCCTGAGTCCATCTCCGGGGCACTGCGTAGCGCGCACGTCGGAGTGGCACACGATCTTGAGCGGGGCGCCCGCTCGATGTTGGCAGTGATCGGCAACTCGACGAACTGCCTGGGTCATCTCCCAGTTCGCTGCCTCGGCCCCGTTGACAAGGCAAAGGATCGCCGGGCCTTTGGAGTTCGACTCGGTGTTGCCGTTGGCGGCACACCGGTAGTCGTCGCCACGAATCTCCCACACCCGGCCCTGACGGTCGCACATCCAGTTGTAGCCGTACGAGTATCCACGGTTCTCGGCGTAGCTTCTCTGAGACTGCTGCAAACGTCGCAGCACTTCGTCGTAGTTCTCGGCGGTCTTCGGTGCCGCGGTGTAGTGGATCACGATGTACTCGGCCATGTCCCACGGTTGAGGTCGAGAGTTGGTGTGCTCTCCGATCCTCCAGCCCGGCTCTTCCCAAATCTCACGAGCGATCATGCCTGGGACCATCACGACCTCAGTCTGTAGGGCGCGTAGCTGTAATCGTCAGTCGGATAGACACGCTCGTTGTCGTGGATGCCCTTGCGCCCGAACGTCGTCTCACGATCGTTGTCCAACTCACGGGACTCCTTCTCGCTCCGCTTGAAGCCAGAGATGAATGGCCCGACTGGCTCCAACTCTTCCTTGGACATGAGCGAGTTGGCAAGCTCCATGTACTGCCGGTACTTGGCACTGAAGTCGGCCGACAACCCACCAATCGAGCGGTTCATGTTCCGGGCGAACTTGGCGGCAATCGCACGGCAGCACTCAGATGCTGATCGGTTCAGTGTCCCATGCAGCGTGACTAGATAGTCGACCTCTTCATCGGAGATCAACTGGTCGTTGGTGTCCGTGTCTCCAATGACGAAGCGCACAGCGTCGCGCTTCGACTGGTTGGGGTCACCGGAATACGACCAAGACATGCAACCAGATTACTCGGTCGGGGATTCAACTGGTAGTGCTGATTCTGCTTGCAACTGCTTGACGGCAGCGCGCAGCACAGCATTCTCGATCGTCATGTTCTTGATCTGCTCAGACAGATCGTCAAGAACCGCTTGCACGTCAATGTTCATTTCACTCATGATGTTGCCCCTTCTCACCCGAATAGATCAATGTCGCCAAGATACGCCCCGGTCGCCTCTACATCGCCTAGATACATTTTAGTAACTGCAAGATCACCAAGGTATCCCTTGAATGAGGTAGGACTTGTTGACTCCGGCCCGATCCAGTCTTCGCTGACTTTCAGCGAATCCCACCAAAAGGGACCAGCGTCAGTAGTAACATTGACACCGAACCTGATGGTGCCCACGGAACTATAAGAAGCGGAGACAGTAACCTCTTCAGTTGCTGTTGTTGATTCCGTCGTGTTGTACAGTCGCAAAGCAGAACTGGACGGGGTGACAGCAAACTCAATGCGGACCCAGGTGTTCAAAGAAAAAGATGAGGTGGTTGTACTGCCACCTATAGACAACGTGCCAGTAGAGTTCAGAATCACCTCAAACATTGACGAGTCTGACGCGTTGCCGACCCTCACAATGGTTGTGTTAGAACTTGGGTTGGCTGTGGCGTAGAAGTAGAATCGAGCGTAGAAGTTCGCTTTCGGCTCAGATGTGAAGGTCCATCCAGCCATAGAAGAACCTGAAGTGCCCGTATGCTCTGTTCGCATTGACACTGTGCCGCCCTTGGCGCGAGCAGTGTCGTAAACGGCAGCGGTGTTTGAGTAGAACAGGTTGAAAGCGTCAGGGCCAGCAAGACCAGGAGAAGACGCAATCGAAGTTTCGTCAGTACCGCCCTCTAACGTGTTCTCCAACTTCCACAACACGGGTGTTGCTGTTGCCGTATTCGACTGGGCGTTACCGGAAGCGTTAGTTCCAACAATGTAGAAGTAATATTGCTGGTCAGTAGTCAGCCCAGTAACGGTGTAGCTCGTCTGGTTTGTAATACCAGAAGCAACCGATGTGAAGTTCACATTGTCGGTACTTCTAAACACCTCGTATGTGGGATCAGGGTAAGCTCCCGTATCGTCGTTCCATGTCAGATCAACGCTCGTAGCCGACGCTGAAGCGGCAGAAAGCGTTCGTGATGTTGGTGCAGCGGGAGGGAAGTAGAAGTTGAGTGCTTGAGGAACGCTGATATACGAGGCAGGTGAGCCATTACTGTTGCCGGTTGACGTGTCATCAGTGCCGTCCCAGATCAAGGTGTTCGTGTAAGAAATACCTTTGTCTTGTGCGGCCGTATACCACACTTCCAAAACGAGTCGATCACCCTGCTGCAATGTGAACGAACCGATAGAGGCCGTGAACGACTCAACGCTAGTCGTTGTCGTCCACTCAGACCCCAACTCTGCGGCAGCATCATAGATGTATGAAGCAACAGCCCCTGACCGCCATATGTACAACGAGGCCGCAACATACGGGTTGGCTCTGTTGTTACCAGACTGGTTGCCCACAAACATTGTCCATGTTTGGGCACTGACCGTTTGAGCCTCCAACTCGTCGGATGTGAAGATGGCAAACAGACCGCTTTGACGTGCGGTTTGAGCGGCAGAGTTGATAGATCGAGAGTCAGTCCCTGTGCCGATGGTCGTCGTCATCGTCCCAGCGGTTACCGTGCCAGTAGTGTTCGTCCCCCACGGAAGCGCAGTCGATTGAGACGATGTGGGGCCAGAAGATGTAGCCGAATGCCAGTAGAAAGTAGTCACAACCACTCACCCGTCAACAGGCATCCGTCCGCACTAGCCGGTAGACCATCAGGAGTCAGCGGGATATCGCGTCGCTGCTCATAGCCCTCCTCTAGGCAAGCCTGCGGCTGACCTGATTGGTCGTGCCAGCGAATAGTGCGAGTCCACTCCTCCTTGGTGCCGTCAAGATTGAAACGTCGATTCATTAGAACGACAGGCTGCCCATCAATCGCCGTAGGAGGAATCTCGCAGGCACCGCAGGCGTTACAAGTACCGGAGATGCGCCATCGCAAACCGTCAGTGTTCTCATACTCCCACACATCGTCATAATGCGCTGTGATCCATGTCGTCGGGTCTTCCGTTGGTTCATTCATCAGTTCAACTCGTAATGAGATACAGGCGACCAGCGGGACGACCTGATCCCAATGCTGTATATGATGCTTGACTGATCTCCACGATGTCATCAACATCGCTACTCGTCACTGCTGCGTCGATGATCGCCCCGTCAGTAGCAATATCTCGACCATCGACAGTGCCGCTCACAATGATGTTGCCGGTCACATCCAGGCCGGTGCTTGAGATTTCGCCAGCCGCATCGACCTGAGCGATCACGGTCCCGCTGCTGTTCTCCCACTGTGTCAAGTTGTTTGTTTGGCTAGCCAGCCCTTTGACTCTAATACCCAGATTGGCTGCATCAGAAGGACTGACATTTAGGCTCGCAGCGTCTAACTGAACGGGGGAAAGCCCAGCACCAACCCCCCAGTCATTGACATTGAAGATTACCTTGCTGCTCGTACCGACTCTGAAAGACTGAACATTCCCAGCAGTGTCGATCGTTACAGCGAAATCTCCGTCAAACGTAGAGTCCCCGTTCACATCAAGAGCAGTAGCTGCACGAGTCCCGTTGGTGAGCAGATACTGGGTGTGGTCGTCGTCTGCGAGGCCGGTCAGTGCGCCGTGGTCCGTCGCACCGCCACCGCCACCGACCTCTACCCAAGCGCTACCCGAACGTATAAAGAGCTTGTCGTTGGTCGTGTCAACTGCGAGAGCACCGTCAGCGATGGTCGCAGATGGCGTGCCCGCCGAAGTCAAAGTGATGACCCCATCGGACGCCTTGAGCACGCCGACTACATCAAGCGTGACGCCGGGCGTATTCGTCCCAACGCCTACTCGATTGTTCGTCTCGTCAACGGTCAGAGTTGTCCCGTCGACCTCGATGTCATTGACGACAAATGGGACTTTCGGCACAGCCCGACTCTATCAGGCAACGATGGCAGTCGAGAAGATTCGGTAGGTCGTCGAAGACGAGCTTGCTGCCGTGGCGGTCAACTCCAACGACGAGTTGGTGTAGGCAACCTCGAAGGTCGCTGGGGCGGTGCCCACAACAACCGTCGCGTACTCCGTGAAGTTGACCGTGCTGTTGTTGTAGACCGCCAGAAGCTCGGTGCTCACAGAGTTCGTGCCCTGCACCGCTTGGACGAGGTACTTCACGGTCGTGAACCCAGAGACCGCGTGAGACTCGATCACAGTCGGGCTAGTCGTCGTAGTGGTGTCGGCCACCGTACGCTGAGTCGAGGTCGCCGTACCGTCAGATGTGCTGACCGAGCCGAACGTGACATCGCTCGTTGTAGCGACGGCCTGACCGATGGCGATGCTCGGAGTCGACCCTTCGCCCGTACCACCAGTGACGGTGACGCCCGTGCCACCAGTGACAGAGGCAACGTAGTTGCCGGTCGTGTCAGTGCCGAGCGCAACCGAGTTCGCCGCGATGGTCGCCGTCAAGGTGACGTTCGCAGAACCGTCGATGCTGACGTTACCAGTGAGGTCGCCACCCAAGGTGATGGTGCGAGCCGTAGTCCACGACGCGGCAGTACCAGTCGTGTTGGCGTTGATCGTCGCCGGGAGGCTCAGGGTAACTGCGCCGGTCGAAGCCGAGACCGTGATTTCGTTCGCGGTTCCGGTCAGCGAAGTGACACCGGAGTTCGTTACTGTAACGGAATCCGCACCGGCATCGGTCGTCAGTGTGATGCCCGTGCCGCCGACAAGAGTCAGTGTGTCAGACGCCTGGTCAGCGACGACGTTCGACTGACCCGAGACAGCAATCGTGGTGAAAGACGAAGCGGACGACAAGGTGGCGGGAGCAAACTTCGTGCCGTTGTACTGGAGCACCTGACTGCTCGTGGCTCCGGTCGTGTCGACCTCGATACTGTCGACGAACAACGTCGAAGTTTCGACCGTGCCGACATCCAGCGTGCCCTTTGTGCCGGAGAAGACCTCGCTCGTGTTCGTGGCATCAGGGATGAACGTGAACTTGCCGGACGAGTCATCGAAGCCGAAGAAGCCGACCTTGGCAGACGTTCCATTGTGCCAACGGAACTCGATGCCTCGGTCCTTGCTGTCGTCTGAACCGGGAGCCGTGTCGCCACCGAGCGTGAAGACGGGATCGTCAATCGTGACGACGGTCGAGTTGACGGTGGTGGTCGAGCCGTTGACGATGAGGTCTCCGGTGACCGTCACGTCATTGGCGAAAGTCACCGTTCCGGCAGCATCGCCGATGTTGAGGGCGGTAGCAGCGCCACCGAAGTTGATCGTAGTTGCCGTGGCATTGACGAGATTGAACGTCGTCGCCGTGGTGGTGATGTCGCCACCGTTGACCGCAGCATCGCCCGTGAGTGTCAGGCCAACGAACGTCGGGGAAGCGCCCGTGTGAATGTCTTGAGGCAGCGACAACGTGATCGCCGCATTCTCAGAACCCGAGCCGGTGACGGTGACCTGATTGGTCGTGCCAGCAATGGTGGCGACGTAGTTGCCCGTGGTATCGGTGCCGAGTGCGACGCTGTTGGCGGCGATGGTGGCTGTGAGCGTGACGTTTGCTGATCCGTCAATGCTGACGTTGCCCGTCAGGTCTCCACCGAGCGTGATCGTTCGTGCCGTGGTCCACGCCGACGCCGTTCCCGTGATGTTGCTATCGGTGAAGGCGATCGTCTTGGTCGCCGCTCCGGTGTAGAACTTCAGTGCCCCGCTGTCGTTCCAGAGGTCTCCGTTGGTCGATCCGGTCTGCGCGCTGGAGCGAATGACGACCTTGCCGTCGACATCAACACCTACAGATGGGATTCGGAAATCCTGACGAGCCATACCTTTGGGCCTTCCTTGGAACTAAGACATCAAGGTCCAACTTTGGCATACAAGATGCTGAATGTCAAAGGCGTCTGGGCCGGTGTAGCAACTAAACGCATCGACCCTCCCGAGTATTCCGCGTCAATAGACGCAAGCGTAGAACCGCCAATAGCCAGGAATCCGTACTCTGTGTATTCGAGGTCGCTTCCGTCATGAATGGCCAATAATTCGCTGGCTTGACGGCCAGTAGATGAGTTGGAGACATGCACAACGAACTTCGCACATTGCGCGTCAACAGAGGCAATGGTTTGCGGAATCAGTGTCGAACTCGTGTATGTAATCGTCTGGAGTGCGCCGGGAGAAAAAGCCGACGGCCCCCAAAGCCCGGTCCCCGAAGAGTAGGTCAGAACGTCCCCGTTGGACGCGCCGGATACGTCCACGTCTTCGGACTCGGCAAGGGAACCGGCGAACGTCGGACGGACAAGAACCGTTCCGTTCGACTTCTGATTGACGGCGACCGCAACCGTGACGATGTTGTTCGGTGCGGACGGTGCAGTCGACTGGAATCCACCCGCCACCGTCGTCGAGGCGTACAGGATGCCGGGCGTGAGAAGCGACGTGTCAAACGAGCGCAGCTTGCCCCGCCAGAGGACATGAATGAACTCACCCGTGTCGGCATCTTGCGTCGCCAAGCCGATCACGGTCTTGGACTCGTAGGTGCCGTCGGCGAGGAACGGTGCGGCGAGGATGTGACCGCTCGCCCCATCGGTGCCGGTGTAGTGGACGACCTGGCCGCGGGTGATGGCCGAACTCGCCTTGACGTAGAAGTACTCGTCCTGGCCGATGTGCATCAACGTCGGCGTACCTGTGCCGTTGCGGAGGAGTACGTCGATCGTGTCGACATCGGCATCCCACGTCATCTGACCGGCAGCCGTCAACGTCTCCGCTGCTGTCGTGTCGAAGTCGATCTGGTCGACCTTGATCTCGTCTTGCCAGGCGACATCGCCATGCGCTGCTGATTGCTTGACGAGGAGATCGTCAGTGGCACCGCTCAACGGAATGACGGCAGGCGTCGTGACAGTGAACGAGTTGTCGGTTTGCGTCACCGTCACTGAGTTGTCGGCCTCGACAACTACGACGGAGTTGTTGGCTTCAGTGACCGAGACTGTGTTGCTGCTCACCGCGTTGCCTCGCCACGAACCGTGAATGACCCCATGAGAAGCCGCTCGACAGTCGAACCGTCGACTAGCTCAAGGTCATAACGGTAAGTGCCGACAGGCAAATCATCGGTGTCGGTGGCAGAAATCGTCAGAGTGATTGTGCCCGCCGCTCCACCGAGAGAGATGCGACCGTTCTCTGTAGTCAGTTCGATCAGGGACGTAGCCGACTTGACAAGCGGACGGACTTGCATACGAGCCGTCCAGCCCGTCAAGTCAATGAGCGTGCCGGAACTGTTCTTCCATGTGACAAGCTGGCTATACGTCGCGCCCTGATCGAGTGTGATGTTGTACTGACCTGCGAGCGCCATAGTGGCTCACTTTAGCGTCAGGCAGGGACGTATGTGATGTACGCAGTACCTGCGAAGCTGCCAATGGTGCCAGTGATCGAGCCAGTGATGAACTGGGTGGCCGTGAGCGCACGAGCCGCCTTGCCGTTGGTGCCGCCGTCATCAATCGAACTGATGACTCCTGCCGATGCCGTCGACTTGCCGTCGATGAGCGTGTCGGAAGACGTAGTCCCGTCTGCCGCTACACCCACGTCGATCGTGGTCGTGGCGCCCGAGGCCGTGGTGATGTCAACGACGACCGAGGTCACGATGATCCGGCCACCCGTCGGGTTCTGCCAGGCGAGAGCGTTGCCTGCGCCAGTCGCCGATCCCATCGTGACACGAGCCACTCGGGCAACCGGAGCGCCCGAGGTGGCGTTCGCATCCTCGACAACGATGTCGCCGACAAGCAGAGTGCCGTTAGTGGCCTTGTTCATGTCGTGCTCCTAAGTTCAGGCGACGCAGCCGCTGAAGAAGTATCCGAGGTCGGTGGCGACGACCTTGTAGTCCCACGCCATCTGGGCCTCGATGCGGTCCGCACGAAGCTCCGGCATACGGAACCGGGTGATGCCCACGTTGGTGCCCATGCCGTCCGAGATACCCCGCCAGACGAACTGGTAGCCCGCCGACGGAGTCAGGAGGCCCGGCGAACCGGCGACGTAGTACAGAGCGGCGTTGTTGCCCGCGGTGAACGAGAACGAGTCGGCAGCACCTTCGGCCCCGGCGTTCTTGATCGAGCGAGACACGAGCACCCGGTCAACTCCGAAGAGTCGGGCGAGGATGCCCTCGGCCGGAACCTCGGACGAGGTGTACTTGATCCGATCGACGACATCGGGATGATGCCGCAACTGACGGAAGGCGTCGTAGCCGATGACCATCAAGTTCGGCATGAAGCCCGTGTTCGACAACATCGTCGACTTGCCCGTCTCGACATCGGTGATCGGGTCCGACGAAGTGTAGTTCGACCACACCGTGAAGTCGGTGCCGCCAACCACGTCGGTGTCCCAGACGCCGGTCGTGAAGTAGGTGCCGACCCACTCGATCTCCTGGCGGAGCATCATCCGCTGCGTGACGAACTGAGTCGCATCCCGGTCAGGGTTGAGCGGGCTGTCGGCGTTCGCACGAGTCTGATCGTCCACGTCCTTATGAAACGCATAGACCGAGGTCGTGTAGGTGTCGGTCGAGAGCGAGTATCCCGATCCGGCCGACTCAGTAGCCGGGGCACGAAGCTGGGCTTCGTCGCGGAACCAGTCGCCCTTGGTGTACTTGAAGTACTTGTCGGACTGCTTCTCGACAGGGACGGAGGGGAAGACCTGATTGGCGATGAACGCCGAGGTCTGCTGCATGTATGCGACACTGATGTTGGTCAGGATCGCATCAACATGCACATCGTTTGCGGTGGGCTGAGGCATTGCTGGCTCCTAACTCAGGCGGCTCGTGCCGGGGTGGCGCAGTTGATGATGGCGGTCCCGATCACACCGGCTGCTCCCGTAGCGGTGAGCATCTGCCCACCGACGTAATGCGTGGTGTCGGTCCCGATGACTCGGGCATCGGCTTGGCCGTCTGCCGACGGTCCAATGAGATCGCCCTCGTTGAGAGCGGCATCCGAGGACACCTTGCTCACGCCAACGACGACGATTTCCGCAGTCTGTCCGGCAGTCGGGTCGTTCTGAAGAACGCCCACTGGGACATCGGTCAAAGCGGCACAGGCAGCGGCCTTGCCGTTCGAGTCGACTTTCACGAAGTGGTACTGCTTGGCCGACAAGTCAGCGGCAGCCTCCAACGTGATCTTGAGTGGCTGGGATGCCTGGTATGCCATGTCAGTTACCTCGCAGGTAGGCGCTGTAGAGCTTCGGGTTGGATTCGACTGCCTGGGCAACTGCCTGGGCGTGCGTCATGCCGGGGTTGGCGGCGACGATCGAGGCAGCCGCCTTGTTGATCTCCGCGGTGGGCGAGTCATTGTCGAACGACGACGCCTTGCCCAGTTCCGAGAAGATGTTGCCCGAGTCGGCCAGGGAGTTGGCGGTCGTCAGGACGTTCATGATCTCGTCAAAGACATCGGCGTGCAGGTGGTCGGCGGCGGTCTTGAGCACGAGGCCGAACTCCTTCGGGTTGACCGGGAGTGCATCGAGGGTCGCCGCCTTGGCGATGAACTCCTGCTCCAAGCGGTGGTCACGCTCGGCCTTGGCGATCAACTCAGCCGCTGCCGCTCGTTCCTCTGCCGCCTTGACGATCTCGACGATGGCGGGGTCAGCCGACTTGAGGATGTCTTCGTTGGTGTCGCCTTCGTAGGCCATCTTCTCAAGCTGGTCGGTCAACTCGGCATTGGCCGACTCCAAAGCCTCGATGTACTCGAAGACCTCGTCGGGCAGATCGACGACGGTGTCGGACTTCCGCATTCTGCGGCCCTTCTTCATGGGCATCTCGTCCTCGTCGTCTTCCATTTCGTCCTCGACATCCATCTCCTTGTTGAGGTCTTCCTCGTCGTCGTACATCTCGGACATCTTGTTCTTCGGCATCTTGCGCTCCTTGTCGTCGCTCTTGAAGAGCACGACCTTGCTCAGTTGGTTGGCTGGCCTTGTGACCAAGGAGATTTCATCGAACTCCATGTCAGTCAGCCGGTTGCCTTGCTTCGCCATTGCGGATGACGATAATGGCTATTGAGGCACCGCCTCAAGAGTTTTTGGCAGATTTATCAGGCTTCTGCGAACTCGACTGCGCTTGAACATGCGCCATGATTGCGGCGATTCCATCCTCGTCGAGCATCTCGCCTGGGATGAGCATTACGCCCTCCCCCTTCTTCCCGTCCGACTTTGCCATTGAGAACATCCCTTCCATATACGGTGCGACTGGCATATAGACATCTTCGCCGTCTGGGTTCTTGTATCGGTTCCATTCAGTGAATGTGTTGAGGTCGAAGATCGCCAACTGATTGTACTTGCGGCCCATGTCAGCCGCCTCCTTGGCACTGTTCATGACAACTGACACGTCGAGGTAGACGTAGGTCTTGCCATCCGGCCCAGTGGTCGTCCAAGCGCCGAGGTGATGGTTGGGCTTGGCCAACATCTCGGCGTGCTTGGCCGCGTAGTCACGGATCGTCTGAGCGCTGAACTCACCGATCTCGTGCTTCTCCTCGTACTCAGTCGAAACCGCCGACACGAACCCTGAGCTACGCATCTCATCGCGCTTGGGGTTGAACGTGAAGCCGCCCGCCTTGGCCATCGACTCAAGCTGCTCGGCGCGCTTGCCAGTTGCTCTCGTCAGACCTTCAAGTTTCTCGCTGCCTCTGTCACGAGCCGAGCCACCCTTGCCCTTTCTCGCCCAACTCCCGTGGTCTTCTTGGTTGTGTTGGGCGTGCTTCTTGACGGACTCGTAGCGCTCAAGCAAGCGGCGACCTTTGGCTGCCAAGTTGGCGGCATCGCTCCGGCTCTTGGGGACTGGCTCTCCCCAAGCGGCAGCCGATAGAGCGAGTCGAGTCGGCTTGCCCTTGTCGTCCGTCATAGGGCCAGAAGGGTTGGTGAAGAAGCGGGTCAAGAAACTCCCCTTGCGGCGCATCTTCTCCGGCGTGTCGGCAGCGCCCTTCACACCCGGCTTCAAGTTGGCACCCTCAGTACGCTTGAAGTGTGCTCGGCCTGCCGCGGTGAGGCCGCCCTTGGGGTCTTTGATCGGCTGCTTGGCCATTAGTCGGACTCCATGTCTTGATTGTGCTCGGCGTGCTTCTTGACCTTGCGAGAGATTGTCGTCTTCCTGCCCCTCAACTGCCGAACATCCGGCCCGAAGTAGCCCCATTCGACAAGGTCGTCACCAGCCCAGCGCACATACTTGGCAGGAACCTTCACTTCGACGATAGGCATGTCCTTCGCCGAGTCAGTTGGGTGCTTGGCGTGCTCTGCGGCGTAGGCGCGTGACAAAGCAACCCAGTCGCCGTTGTTGACTTGAGAAGTTGGACCAGCGCGGTAGATGCTGACCAACGATTCTGGATCGGCACCGCGCAGCCTCCGCAACACTCGGATCGTCTCCTTGCCAGCAGGTTCATCCGCAAAAGCTGTGTACCACTGTGGGTTCTTGTAGATGTCAGGCGGCGCAAAGCTGTCTGGACCTGTCAACTCGACAACAGTTGGCCCTTCTTCATTTGGCCGGTGTGACATCCGGTAGTCAGAATCTGCACGCTTCTTGCGCTTGATGCGCGTACGCCTTGGCTTGCCCTTAGCCCAGCTACCGTGATCGTCTTGATTGTGCTGGGCGTGCTTTGACAACTTGCCCTCTCGCTTGATCTGCTCGATTCCACGTCGATATTGCTCTAGGTCCAAGGCGTGGTCCCATTTGCCAGCCAACACTTCGTCGCGATGCTCTGACATATAGCGATACCCGCCGTGCCAACTCTCGTGGATTGCAACAATGGCTGAAGCGGGAATGTCACCAGAAGTAGAAAAGGTCGCTTCCTTGCCGCCGTTGGCGATGTAGGTGTCGTCCGGCAAAGCGACTTCCACAAGTATCTTGCCCTCGTCAATGAACTCGGGGTTGCCCCAGTCGCTTGCACGGCCTGAGAACCAGACTGCGTTCGGTTCTCCATACTTGTCGCCGCGAGCGCTCGCCATCGTCAAACCGTTTGTTCGGATCGAGGCAAGGTTCTCTGCCGATGTCCAGTGATAAGCGCGAAACGTGTTGGGCGGGATAGGTGTTTCGCCAACTGGTTGCGGTACTTCGCTCTTAACCGGGGTCTTCTTGTCCTTGTTGTCGGCGGTGCCAGTCTTGCCGCAGCCACCTTCGCCCGGCTTGCCTCCCGTGTGTTGGTTGCCACGGAAAGGGTGGCCAGGGCAGTCGCCCTTCTTGACCTTGTCGTGCTTGGCCCAGACGGCACGAAGCTCCTCGAAGAACTTCGGATCGTCGTTCTCCAACCCAGCGGGGTCAGTCTCCATCCACCTGTTGCAGATGGCCATGATCTCGGCGTGTGCTGTAGCTGCCTTGCTCAACAGGCTCGTCTCCTTCTCCCCTTCCCACTGGCCGTTGGACTTGAGCCAGTCCGCGAAGCCGGGGATGTCCACTATAGCTTGAAGAATGTCCTCCCCCATGTTCTCGCTGAATTTGATCGAGCGGCCTAGTTCGTCTTCTGGTGCCATCCAGCCGATGTAGCCGCCTTGATCGTAGGCGTCTTTGAGCGCCACATAGACCTCGTTCGCGGTAGCACCTCGATGCTGGAACTGCACTAGGGCGGACGCAACGCCTGGCAGGTCTTCCTCATCCAACTCGCCAATGAACTCTGACAAGAGCCTGTCAACAGTCCCCCATTCAATTGGCGTGTACCCATACTTCGCCCATGTGTACGCCCCATTCATATAGAAGCCCGAAGTTGCGTTAGTCCGCATTGTGTCAATGCCGTGTCGTGCCAACTGGTCTTCCCAATGACGCAGGATTGTGGTCCCAACTCCTTGACCTGAAACTCCTAAGACGGAGAAGTAATCGTTGTAGACATACGATTCGCGAGGATGAATTGTCCGGTCGAACCTCCCTACGATTCTTGAACTGCCGTCAACCTCAGTCAAATTGACATAGCCATCAGCCGAAATTGAGCCGAATCTGTCGACCGAGGCACTGTGAATTTCGACTTTCAAGACAGTGCCATCGTCGCGTTCGATCTCCAACTCGAAGATGTCTTTGGCGACTTCCATCGCGATGTCGTCATCGCCGTATACATCTTCGAGTGAGTGCCGCGGCTCGTACGATGAATCCTTGACCTTTCCGGCTCGCGAGTCGTACTCCTCTGGGGCCGTTCGCTTGTATGGCTCGTCCGTCCACATTCCCAACTGGCCAATGGCTTGGCCGCGAGAATGACGTGCCCAATTCCCGTGATCTTCTTGGTTGTGCCGAGCGTGCTTGGCGATCAAGATCATGTGAGCGATGGCGTGAGCCTTGTCTAGCTTCCGGCTCTCGGCCCACTCTTTGAGGTGGGGGTTGACATCGCCCAACTCAATGTCGCCCCAGACGTAGGTGCGCGCCTTGTCGCCGCCTTCAACTCCACCAACGCCAACGCCGTTGCTCGCCCGCTTGAAGACGCGGTAGGTGCCATCCTTGACGTACCACACACCTGTCTGAGTCTCGTCGTACTTCCCAGACTTGGGATCGACCCAATAGTCGACCTCGACCGCACCTTCGGGGAGGATGAACTCACGAGGGGTATCGAGCCACTCTTCAACTGTGCCAATGAAAGCAGAGTGTGGGTTTTTGCTCGCTTGCTTGATCGCACCCTTCAAGCCGGTCCGGTTGACATCCACCTCGATGTCACTGAGCACCATTCCAGTCGTGTGCGCCTGCGTCGTTCCGTACTTCGGCTTGCCCTTGGCGCCGATCATCTTGATCGAGAACGCAACCCTCTTACCAAGGCCGGACTCGATGCCATTGAGGTCGAGGTGTACGCCGATGCGGTCGCCCACCTTCGGGAGCGGCCTGTCCTTGAACATCTTTGGGTTGGAAGCATTGCTTCGGCCCTTCGCCCATTTGCCATGAGTCGACTGATCGTGTTCGGCGTGCTTGGCTAGGCCAGCAATGCCCTTGGACACCTTCCTGTACTTGCCACCGCGACGCTTGTACTCCTGCACCAGCCATCCGTTGGCGTAGGCCGATGGGTACACATCGAACTTCCGCTTGGCCTCGGACTTGACTCTGGCGTACAACTCCTTGTCGACAGGGATGTCCTTCTTCTCGACACCGCCACGCTTACGTTGAGCGTGCGACCGGCGGTTGTTGCAGTCGGCGCAAGAAGGAACAATCCTGCCCTTGCCGACATGATCGGCTTGAGTAGCTTTGGCACCGCACCAACGGCACTTCGGATTCTTCGCCAACATCTTCTCGCGACGCTGCTGGTAGTCCCACCCGTACCCGCGCGACGTTGTGTTGCCCTTGTACCGGCTGTCCTTCTTCTCAACTGCGGCCGAGGCCTTGAGTGTCGTGGGGTCAACCGAACGCCCATCGACCGTGAAGGTGTACCCAAGAAGTTTCTTGCAAGACAGATCGCGGCTCTCGGTCACAACGCACTCGCCCGACAAAGGC